CGCCGCCCTCGCTGATGTCGGTTTGGTGTCACGCTCTGACAGGCTGGTCATGCGCCACACTCGCACGGCCCGATGTCGATGGCCTCTCGCCGCCGTACCTCGCGCTTCAACCCGACGCGCTCCAGTTCGGCGAGCGGAATCTTGAGCACGGTATGCCCCTTCTCAGCCTCGCGCTGCTTCATCGCCTCGAAGACGTCCGGCCGCTCGCGCTTGACGGCCAGCCAGTAGGCTTTACCGCCGCGACGGCACCCGACGCAGTTCGCGTGGTCCGACCAGGCATACATCGCCGGCACGCGCACGCCGAGGCCGTGCGACCAGTCCACGCACTGCTGTTTCGTGGTGCCGGTTTCAATGAGCGGGAACCGCACGACGTAGCGGCCAGCCCAGGCGCGAGCCGTTGCCCGCTGGACGCGCTGCTCCTCGTGGGCCGAGAAGCCGAGCACGCTGACGATCTCGCTGATACCAGCCGCCCGCAACTCGGCGAAATACTTGTCCTTCTGCTCGGTCTTCAGGATGCGCGAGCAGAACGCCATGCGGTTGTTGGCAATGGCCCCCTCGTCGTCCTCGACGTCTTCGACGCTGCGCCCGTCCGACCGCTCCGTGATGGCGATGCCGAGCCGGTCGGCCATCTCGTGGAGATAGCGGTAGGTGTCGGCGTCCTCGCGCTTGGTGTCGTGGTACAAGGCGACGACGTCGGTCCGCGGATAGCGCTGGAGCGCCCAAGCTAGGCACCACGCCGACGTCACGCCGCCGGAGTAGCCGACCACCACGCGCTTGGTGTCGGTTTGATGCTGCGCTTTGGCGCGCGTTGTCACGATCTGCGCGCCTCGCTCGAGGAATTGCTTAATACATTGGCGAATTCGCCCATGCGCCGCCAATTCGTAATCAGCGGGCCGACGGTGATCACACCGAAACCGCAACAGGGCCGGCTCTTGTGATCACCTTCGCGGCTTTTCTGGACTAGCGTGGAGTGGACACCGATCGAGCGATCAGCGTCTTTGCTCAGGAAAGTGCGAAGTGGTCGGGGCGACTGGATTCGAACCAGCGACCCCCTGCGCCCAAGGCAGGCAGAAATATTCGCGAGAATCGCTAAGGAATTCATCGGTTGCGACATCGCTTGGCGGATTGTGCGCCCACCATCCCGGGCCGCCACGTGAGCACCTTGCCGTCCGACTCCGGGATGCCCAGCTCGAGGTCTACCGCGTCCGACTTCGCCCGCAGGTCCTCTTTCAACAGGTGGGCGTAGTGCTTCTGCGTCACCGCGATCGACGCGTGCCCGAGGATCTTCGACAGCGCGTAGATGTCGCCGCCGCCATTCAACCACCGGTGCCCGAACGTATGCCGCAGGTCGTGCGGGCTGATGTGCGGCAGGGCCGTCTGCGCCTTCCGCTGCCACTGCGCGCGCGTGCCGTCCGGTGACGGCTCGACAGCTCGGCAGGCGTTCGCGAGCACCTCGCGCAGCCGCTGCGGATTCTGCGGCCACAGCGCGCCCTTGTCTTCCAGGAGCTGCTGCTGCAGCACCGGCACGAGCTCGGCCGGCACGGGCACCGTGCGCGTCTTCCCGAACTTTCCCGTCACGCGGAGCAACCGACGCTCGAGGTCCAGGTCCGTGGCCGCGTTGATGCCGCGGCACTCCTCGAGGCGGATGCCGGTCCCGAGCAGGAACCAGACGAAGCGCTGAAAGCGCGGGCTGAGCCGCTCGAGCAGCGCGTCCTGCTGCGCCGGCGTGACGAGCCGCTCGCGCACCGCGTAAGCCACGCGCTTGATGCCGCGCCAGGGGTTCTTCGCGATCAGCCCGTCCTCGACGGCCTGCTGACAGACCGCCCGGAGGAAACTCGCCTCCCGCTGCACCGTCCCCTCGGACAGTTTGCCGTACGACTTCCGGCGCGGGTTGGCCTGCGGCGCCTTCCGCCGCGCGTTCAGATACGCTTCGCAATCCGACTTGCGGATGGCGTCGAGCGTGAACGCGCCGAAGGTTGGTAGCGCGTGGGCCATCACCTGGTCATCTCTCTCCGGCGCGCGCTTCCGCGTCGTGTAGGTGGGCCGGTACGTCTGCTCCCAGTACTCCCGGAACGTCGGCGCCGCTGCTGGCGGCGTCAGTCCCGCGAGCCGGGACCGGATCCGGTTCTCGATCAGGTTCAGCGCGGCGAGCGCGGCGGTTCGGCCCGTCTTTCCAGAATCGACTCGGAACCCGGTGCTTTCCCGATACAGCCTTCCGTTGATCTCGCCCTTGGCGTGCCACACGCCGTTCCGTTTCGTCAGATACATGGGCCGATCCTGCCTCAACGCGGCGTTTTGTGATCCACGCATCGACGAGTGAGCGATCGATCTGGATGCGGTCGTCGTCGGTCGTCTCGGCCCTGAATGCCCCCCGGGCAATCAGCTTACGGACGGCCCCCTCGCTGCGGTCGATGTAGCGGGCGCACGTCGCCACCGACATCCACCGCGGCCAGGTGGGCGTGGGCGTCTCGGTCACCGCGAGCCCCCTCGGAGCGCTGCGATTTCCCGCTCGAGCTCCTCCACCCGCAGCGACAGGGCACGGCACGTCTCCCGGGCGATCGTGAGCTCGGCGACTTCACCGGAAGGGTCAGCGCGCGTCTGAAGGTCGTGGATGAACTTCCGGAGCGGCAACGGAAGCGTGTCGATGGCGTCGGGCGTCGGTAGCCACGACGCCGGCACGTGGGTGTGCGCGAGGTCCCGGTGCAGATCAGAGGCAAGCCCGCTGACTCGGGTCTGCTGGTCTGACGCCGGGAGCTTCTCGATCTCCAGGCACAGCTCGTAAGCTCGCTCGTCGAACGGTCTCGGGTCGGTCATGCTTCTCTCACGCCAGGCAACGGCCAGGCCCCATTGGTGAACTCACGATATCGCTCAAGACCGACATGGTTCATCGCGCGATCGCCTTCCGCTTCCGCGGCATGAATAGCGGATCGCGCACCTCGCGCGGCCTTGTTCCATTCAGGGCCGGCGCATCCTCTCGTAGCCCTGCCTCGTTCGCCGCGGATCGTCGCATGGCGTGATCGGCCGGCTGCTGGCCGGGGAAGCGCGTTGCGACGCAACCGCCGATCAGGGCGCACTCGTCGGCGTCGCAGCATGGTGTGAAGGCGCAGCTAGACATCACGACGCCTGAGCCATCGGCGGCGGTGACGGATACCGGTTATTGAGCGCGTCCGAAGCGATGCGCTTCGCCTCGGGCGAGAAGTCCTTCGTCAGCATCCAGCGCAGAAAACCGCGATCGCACTCGGTCAGCGGCACGCCCTGGTACTTCCCGAACCCGACGCACGCCTTGCCGCCGCGCCAGATGAACTTCCCTTCCCTGTCGATGAACGACGTGTCAACGCCCATCGCGTCGAGCGCGTCGATGTCGGTCGGTAGGTCGGCGTAGCGGTCGAACTGCGCGAGGAGCACTCGGAGGGTCGCGGTAACGTCGGCGGTCGTGCCGTGGGCGTCCTCGTGCGTCTCACCGCAGAAGAACGACATCGCCGCCGTGAGCGTGCGGGGCTCTCGCTTCATGAAGATGAGCCCGACGTCGATGAAGCGCGCCCCATCGCAGGGGTTCAAGGCGCCGAGCCTGGCGCACTCGCTGCCGACCATCCGCGCGTCGAAGCGGCGGTGATTGAACCCGACCAGGTCGGCGCCACTCAGCAGCGCGGCCACCCGCGGGGCAATGTCCTTGAACGGAGGCGCGTGCGTCACCATCTCGTCGGTGATGCCGTGGATGGCGGTCGCCTCGGCCGGGATCGGTCGGCCTGGGTTGACCTGCCAGCCCTCGACGGTGATGCGGTCATCTGGCTCGACTCGCCCGATCGTGATTTCAACGATCCGGTCGACATCGGTGTTGACACCAGTGGTCTCCAGGTCGAACGCGGCGAGCGGCCTGGTGATCTTCAGCTTGTGCGACACCGCGGAGAGCAGCGCCTGAATGTCGGCGTTCATTCCTGGACGTGCCTCCATGTGCGGCCTCGAACTGCATCCCGAACAGTTGAGGGCGCAATCCCGCGTTCCCTGGCAAACTTCGCGATATCACCGACTTGTTGCGTTGATCGCCGCAGTTGCAGCACGTCGCCTGCCGTGAGTTTTGCGAAATAGTGATTTCCGCCCCTGGCATGACGCCCTTTGTTCAGGGTGTCGTTGACGTTGTCTCTGTTTGTGCCGAGAAATAGATGGCCAGGGTTACAGCAAAGACGAACATCGCAGCGGTGGAGCACGTGCAGACCTATCGGGACAGGCCCGTTCGTCAATTCCCAGGCCAAGCGATGCGCCCTGATTGGTTGGTGGCCGCGAGATGCAACGCCGTAGCCGTTGTGGGTTTGCGCCCCTGTCCATCGCCAGCAGTCATCAACGCGCCCTCTTTCAACTCGCCGCCAAAACATCGCCGGAGTGAACGCCACCTAGAGCCTCGTGATTTCAAGAGTGAACCGGCCCTTTGGGTCGGTCACCGTGTGTCTTGCTTTCACATCTGCTGGCAGTTCAAGGCGAGACGTCTTCGACCACTTCCCGTTCACCACGAACGCGCCGACGATGCCCATCTCCACACCGCGCAGCTTCGCCTTGACGGTCTTGTCGAGGCGGTCGTATTCCTGGCCGGCCTGCCGAAGTTCCTCACGGCGTTCGAGCTCGGCCTCGAGGTCGGGGTCGGTTAGCACCTTTGCGCCAAGCGACGAGAGCGGCGGGTTGCAGGTCGAGCCATAGAACGAGCACCGCTGGCACTCCGCGGGCTCGCCCTCGAGGTAATCGGGCAAGGTGCCGGCGCGCTGGTGGTCGATGGCCTCTTCCGACCGGGAGAGAAAGTCCTCCATCCGGTCGAGATGCTGGTCGAGCTCCACCGGCAGCAGCCGCGGAAGGCCAGACCGATCGAGCAGGAGGAAGCCGAACGGCTGGTTCGATCCGAAGAGATACGACAGGAGCTGGTAGCCACCCGGGCGGGTCCAAGGCGACTCGAACACGTCCGCGAAGGTCTCGATGCAATCAGTGATCTGCGGCGACCACGCCTTGACCTCAAGGGGTGGCCGGAAGCCGAGATCTGGAAAGACCAGACGGGCGTCGGTCTTACCGGCGATGGCGATTCGTCCCTTCCGGTCCTTGAGCTCGAAGCGTTCCTGCTGCCCCATGATCTGGAAAGCGGGTTGGGCGTCGCGGCCGATGCGGGTCAGGTCTGCGAGCAGATCGCGTTCCCGGTCATCCCCGCGACGGAACTTCGCCAGCGTGTTCGCCTCGAAGGCCGGCAGCTGATCGCAGGCAACCATCTCGAGCACCATCCGACGCACGCATGGCCGCCAGGACGACGCGTAGACGTAGGGGTGCGGCATCGTCTGGCGTCGCTGCCGCGTGAGGAAGGAGTCCCATGCGGCCTCGACCGCCTTCGCGAGGTCTCCAGGCGAAGCCGTAGCCGCCGCGGTGTTCATCCCTCAGCTCCAGGCTCGCGTCGGTCGTTGCGGGTGAATGTGGGCGCAGGGCCCTCTTCTGCAGGTGCCGATGCGGCAGGCTGCGCTGTCTTCTGCTGCTGCTCGGCGATCCACTTCGCGGCGTCGACGGTCCACTTCTTGTCAGCATGTTTCTGGTACTGCGGACAGCCGTAGAAGGGTCCACGGCCGTCCTTGCCAGGCCGATAGACGCCCTTCGCCCCGCAGTGCACGCACACCGGCGGGTCCACATCAGGAGTCCCAGTCCTTGTCGCCCCGAGCCGCTCGTCCCTCGACCCGAACCCGCGGCCGCGCCGGCAGCGCTCGATCGTCTTGTTCGTGCCGGACCACGCCGCCTGGATCTCAGGCAGCGGGACCGACTTCATCCCGGCGAGCTCGCGCGTGATGTTGCCGTCGAGATTGGCCCTGGCCGCCTTCCGGACCGTGAGTTCGAGCTCGGCGCCAGCCTTGCCTTTACAGAAGTCGTCGGTGGACGACCGGCCACCTTCCATTGCCTCGACGACCTGACGTGTCAGCTTGCAGCGGCCGGAACCCGACACGATATAGGTGAAGACGCCAGCGTCGGCGCCGGCGATCTTCTCGAGATGGCCGATGTCGAAGATCTCGATGCCGTAGAGGTCGCGGACTCGGTCGCAGCCGGCGTCCTGCAAGTAGCCAACGACCTGGCCGCCCTGGTCATCGGGCGCCTTGAAGAGCACCCAATCCTCCGGGTGCGTCGAACGGATCGCGGCCTTGCGGAGGGTCTCCAGGACCTGTACGCGAGCCTCGATGATTTCGAGCGCCTCACCCTTACGGGCAGCCAGCTCGGCGAGCGTGGTTGGGACGGCTGGATTGCGCAGCGCGATCGATGTCTGCGCCGCCCCCTCAACGTCTGGGTCGAGCACGTCTGCTTCCACTGATGTCATCCCATTACTCCTTCACGTGGCCCCCGCGGCCGTCCCTTCCCTCCAGAGTCAATCCCTGGCAGGACCGCCGCGTCTTGTCGCCGCCCACTTCGGCCGCAGGGGCAACTTCTCTACCGCTTCCCCACCACCGCCCGCAGCAGCTCCAGGCGCGTCATGCTTGGACGGCTTCGGTGCCACTCACCGCCGGGATAGGCGCGCCACCATCCGAAGCGCCCGAGCAGGTTTTCGAGGAGCGCCACCATCAGATCAGGATGCGACCAACTTCTGCGCGCGCCATGTCGCCAGCGTCGAGAAACAGAGAGACGTTCGCCTTCACTGCCTCCACCTCCGTCGATCGTTCTCCCGCATCCGTTCGCTCGGCGTCATCGCCTCACGCTCCGTCCGCGGCCGGCCATCCACGTCACGCGTCGCCTTGCACCTCGGCCACTTCGTGCAGCCGTAGAAGTCACCGTAGCGTCCTGAACGGCGCATCATCAGGGCGCCGCACTGCGGGTCTGGGCAGATGACGGGATCGCTCATGGCCTACGTCTCAACGGCCGGCGCGTATTGCTCGGCCGTCAGTCCAAACGTCCACGCGACAGCAGCGCGCGCCGTGGTCAGCGAAGGGTCCACGCGAAGCCAGTACGGCTTCTTGGACCCGTCAGCCTCGTCGGTGCTGTTGAGCACGCGAACCATCACGAGAGGTTCGTCGTCCTGTAGGTCAACGCGATAGAGATCGCCGTATCCGTCGGCGTGCACAGGGACTGCGCCGCTCTCGCGGATGAAGCGCTCCTCACCCATCCGCGTCAGCATCACGCGACGCACTTCGGCGTTGTCCTCGTCGAACACGTGCTTCGGCGTGATCCAGTCCGGCCTGACGATGACGAACGCTGGCACGAGCACGCCGTGCCAGAAGTACAGGTTCTCAACGTCTGACTCGACGGCGGGGCCGTGCTCGGAGTGCAGGCGACGCAGGCCATTGACCTGCTCGACGTGCACCGAAGGCTTCGCGATCCAGTACAGCGTGTCATCGGTCCAGAAGAGAAACCAGGCACCGGCGACGTACGCCTCGAACAGCGGTCGCGCCCATGGGATCGATGCACCGATTTGCTGGCTCCCGATCAGCGTTGTGGTGATCCACGAGAGATCCCACACACTCCACCACCACGCGCCACGATGCAGGCACCACGAGGCGAATCGGCGCAACGCGCCGGTTCGCCGAGTCGCGTCGCGGGCGTCGAGGGCGTCGCGGGCGTCGAGGGCGTCGCGGGCGTCGAGGGCGGCGCGGGCGTCGCGGGCGTCGCGGGCGGCGCGGGCGTCGAGGGCGTCGAGGGCGTCGAGGGCGGCGCGGGCGTCGAGGGCGGCGCGGGCGTCGCGGGCGGCGCGGGCGGCGCGGGCGTCGCGGGCGTCGCGGGCGTCGAGGGCGGCGCGGGCGGCGCGGGCGTCGCGGGCGTCGCGGGCGTCGCGGGCGTCGCGGGCGTCGCGGGCGGCGCGGGCGTCGCGGGCGGCGAGGGCGGCGCGGGCGTCGCG